GATAGCAGCACCGCTGAGAGCACCCCCACGAGCAGCCGCGCTCGAATCCAAACCTCGCTGCCCTTCCTTCATGCGGAAGTCATATCCTGGGTCTTTGGTAAAGTCGGCCAGAGTAAAATCACGGTTGAAGTCCCCTCCGGCGGTTGTGCCCGCACCAAGTTGTCCCAGAGCGGTGATACCAGCTTCACGCCACGGCTGTTGGTCTTCCCGGTTCTGGTTGAACATTGCCAGTTGAGTAGCGTTGGCTTCTCGTGAAGACTGGACCTGTGCATCGGCTGCGTCACCAGCAGCATTGCTACTCATTACCCCACCTATTACAGCGGAGCCCACGATCGCTGTTGCAATTCCACTCATGTTAGTTCTCCTGTAGTTGAGCAGGTTATTCCGGATAGTCGCAGAGCCTGCCTGTAGTCTATTGTCACCTCATCTCCGTCTCGGCCACCGTTGCAGCCCGATATATCACGGAGAGCTACTAGGCTGATGTCACCGCTACCATGGAGACGCATGTACGCGTTCGGGGTTTTTGAGTGATTGGTGTACCGACCCAATGGGGTGCGCAACCCTTCGAGTCGCGCTGGCCCGATAACCTCGTGGGCAGTTACGTTGGCAGTAGCGAACACCCCTGTACCGTGTATTGGGGACTGGCCTAGTTTGAACTTCTGGGCACCAGCAGGCATAGGACGCTGGTCGCTGGTATTCTCAGACTGACGCTGGACTGTTTCTGCAGAGAACCCTGACCGGAACAGTACCTCTGCGAAGTCCACACGATCTGCCTCACGCAGTATGTGTTCCGACTTCATGCGTAGTTCGTTCGCATCAACCCATGCTGGGGATTTGTCCAGGAACATACTTTCGAGCACCTGCACGTCACGTTCAGTTGTCGCGTAGATATTCTGCCACACCACGTCTTCCAAGATGTACCCCATCTTGCGACCGGGTTTACCTGTGAACATCAGTGGGGCTTCCATCCGTTGTGTAGTGCCGTCTTCGTTCATCATGAGCACACTGCCTTTGAGCAGTATGTTCACGTGCTCCTGGGTTTGTCTGTGCCCGATGGCGAATATGCCAGCAGCCATGGATACCTCACGGATATAAATGCCGGGACCGAAGTAGTGGTTCACAGGGCAATACGCCTGCTCATGTGACAGCATGGTTGTTTCAGCAGCACCTACTCCGTTGACCGTCAAGTTGTGCATGACCTCTGCTGGGTTCAGCGTAAGTTCGTTTACCATGTTGGGATATACCTGATTGTGCCGTTGTCGTTGATGCCGACCCACTTGGTCGGATTGCCTGCTGCTGGTGCGTTTGCCAAGGTGCCAACAGAGGCACCAGCTCCATTAGTAAGCGCTGCAGATGTTGCTTGCAGCGTGGCACCGCCGGAGCTGGTTACTTGACCCTGTACGGTCATACCCCCACCAGTGAACCTTGCACGTTCAGCTCTAGCACCACCATTGGACGTGCGTACAACTAGGTCAGAGACGCTGAGCCACGTTCTCTCTTCACCTATAGAAGCCCCCGAACCTGTCCAGGCAGCGTCATCGGCGGAGAACAGAAGTTCCGTAGTCTTGATCGCGGGGCTGTTGTCTGTCCCGCTACCTAGGTGCATCTTGGCTGCAGAAGCTACCGTTAGGGATACCGTGATACCATTCGCAGATTTAGCGACTGTGACGCTGATTGGGATCAGTGCGCTATTCAGCCAAGCGGCGAGCGTGGCTTTCAGGTTAGCCCACGTCAGCTTCTTCAAGCTAAACGAAGAAGCGCTATCTACGAGGGGTAGTTCGTCAGTGTCAACGGGGGTCGCTTTGGATGCAGCCGCATGCGTAGCAGTAGCGACCAAGGTCGCATCTTGCGCAATGGTGTTGTTCAACAACCCCCGAGCTTCATCGTAATGAGGCATCAGCTTACCTCACGACCACTGGCACGGATTGTGATCGCAGCAGCAGTACCAGCGAGAGTACTGATAAAGTCTCCTGGGTTCAGCACATGGCCGACGACTTCGGGGAAGGTGTACGCCTCACCGGGTTGCAGCGTCTTAGCCGAAACGATGGTGTTGGATGCACTGGCTGCACCAGCAGAAGCAACGAGCTTGATAGTCAGTGTGGCTGCTGCACCCGTTGTGTTGGTGCCTGTCAACTTGTCGATGATGGTGCGGGTGCCTGCTGGTGTGGTGTACTGAGTGGTCTCAGCGTTCTGGGCTTGCAGAGGTTCGAAAAGTGCTTTTGCGGTAACGGTCATGATGTGCTCCTAAATGAGAGTGCCTTGTTTGATGGAATCGAGCTCCTTGACCAGTTCGGCTACCCGGTCTTGCAGGGCAGAGAGCTCAGCGGTGATATTGTCTATCTGAGTCAGTTGCTGGGTAGCTGGTGCAATATCTTGAAACTGGTCAGGTGGAAAAGGAAGGGGGTATTGGCCGACAGTCTGTTCAAGATCAAACAGCATGGCGTTTGTCTCGCTACTGCCTGCATCCTCGAACAGGCTCGCTACGATATCCGTTGTGCTAGCCCCTGTTGCCCCACCAACGCGATCGAACATGCCTTGGAAGAACAGATACCATTCCCGAGTAACCATGCCAGTGCGCAAATCCACGAACGCGACTCGTGGGGGGATAAACCGTAGTGTCTCGGTCATGACATTCCCTCGGAAAGTTGCACGCTGGCCCCAATGATAGCCACACGAACAGGGTCTGTAATTGTGACTCGGAATACCCGGTCACGGCTACGACCAAGTCTGCGCCATTTCACACGAGCTCGACGTTCTCCTATCTTGCCGATGGAAGCCCAGAGCTCGTTGCTCCAGGAATACCCACCGTCCGTAGACCACTGCAACATCGCCTTGGGGTCGCTGCCTTGCCCCGTAGTCAGTCCAACACCTGCCTGCATATCCACTTGCAACGAAGCGAAGAACTGTTGCTTGTAATCGGAGCTGGATATATGGGGGCAAGACCGAATACGAGATATCAGGTCACCGTTATCAGTGAAGTAGTCCAGGTCCAATACGTAGAGCTTGCCTGTCTCCCAATCACCAACAATCGTTTCGCCTGCGAAGGCCATCTGGCAGATAGCACGGTCTTGCTTCAGGTCGCCCGTAGCTGGATCACGCCACGCACGTTCGTGCCACAAGTTCACAGCCGCATCGTATGCCCAAGTCTTCTGAGCAGTCGGAAAGGTCAGCACATAAAACGAATGGCCTTCTTGCTGATACGTGTACGCCACTGCATCATCGATACGGGGCATCTGGCTGATAGCATACTCAAGCGCGTGGGTGCTGATACGTTGAGGGCTGTACCCTTGCGCACGCTGCACGGTGCCGTAACCGCGCTCATCAGAGGTGAGCCAGTACACGGTGTTATCCATCTTGGCAGGGCTGAATTTCGCAGCGCAGCCTTGCTCGATGAACGCGCCATTGATGCGCTCGAACGGGAAGTCCACGTTGCCACTGTTGAAGAATACCTCAGTACTGGTTTCGCCGAACAGCCATATCTCACGGTGATCCACGAGCAGAGACAACAGCAAATCCGGTGCTCCTTCAGCAGTAGCAAAATCCAACGCGTCGATGCTCGTACCATAGAGCTGGGTTATCTGGAACTGCCCCGTACCTGTCTTGTTGAAAACGAAGTACCCGTCTTCGAACTGTACCGTATCCGCTCCAGCGAAAGCTGGGTCTGTGATTTTCACCAGTGTGTTCGCAACAGGGTTCAGCACGTACCCGCTAGGGCCTGTCACGAGCATGATCTGCGTGCCGTTGCTCGCCATGCTGACTGGAGTAGTACCGTCTTCGATAACCCCCAACAGCGTGCCAACGCCGGAGGTATTCACCTTGTACACGTTGGGTCCTACGACGGCAATGCCGATAGCAGCAGTGAAGCGCAGCAGGCCACGCACGTTTCCACCTGCCAGAGTACTCCACAAGCGCTTGCCTGGAGTACCCAGCAGCATCACGACAGATTTGCTCGTTGGAGAACCTGTCTCGGGGTACAGGTTCACGCAACGCTCTGCGTCGAACGCAGTGCTGCGAGCCATGTAGCTTCCACCCACGAAGGGGAACTGTGCCATATCAGTACCCCCGTTGGTAGAGCGCCACTTGAGGCACGGTCAGCGCGTCGTCGTAGCCTGCCACCATCAGAGGCAAGTTCGCACGCTTGTAATCACCCTTGGCATCAGCAGCCACCTGGATAACCGTTGCGCTGGCTTCCACGCCGAACTCAGGGGCGAACTCTACCGCGAGGCAGTACCGTATAGCCTTCAGGAAACCCGGAGGGCCTGTCAACACGTCGGTAGCAGCCACGGGGAAGCTCAAGATACGGTTCATCGTGAGGGTCAGGGGCATGGCAGCAGTTGGGACAGGCCACAACGTGATGATACCCAGAGGGAACTCGTTCACATAGAGCAGGCGTTCTACGATTGGCTGCTTCATCGTTTTCAGGTTGATTTCGTTGTACTGCTCCTGGCTGATGCACTTGATAGGGAAATCCACGCCAGAGAAGTTGCAGTAGGCGTCATCGATGTCCTGAGGTCGGGTAGTTACCCAATTGCCTGTCGGACCGATGGTGTACACCGACTGATTGGCAACGGTGTTGAACGTCTGGTTGCTGGAACCCCAGACCGACAGGGTTTCCGTAGACCAGTTCTCCAGCATGTCGTTGAGCACCAGCAGACCATCGGCAGTTTCCTCAGCCGTTGGAGTCTCGCCAGTGGCGATAGCGCCGATAAGACGCATAGAGGACCGTATGAGGTCAGAGACGATGATACCGCTGGGCATGAGCGCTCCTTAGTTCTTGATGACCACGAAGTCGAAAGGCCATGTAGCACCAGCAGCCACGTTCACCGTCACGGTGAACGAGCCAGCAGCAGCGACAACAGACCACAAGGTAGGGGTACCAATAACACGGGGCTGGATGAATACGTGGTCGGCAGCAGCAACAGCAGAGCTCGTCACAACGATCGTGGTTGCAGCAGCAGCGATAGCAGCACGACCAGAGCCAGAGTTGTTCGTTACGTTGCCCGGAGTACCCGATGAGTCAGTGCCTGTGACAGCCAGTGTGGTGAACGCACCAGTGTTTCGTGTCGTAGCACCGACGGTCGCGTTGTTGATTGAGCCACCAGTGACCGCTACTGAAGCCGGGTTGTACTGTTGGTCGGTAAGCACGGGGGAAGCACCCACAACGTACTCGGTTTCACCGACCTGCGACAACACCTGCACCGTTGCGCCTGCTGGGTAGGGGCCGAACACCGACTGACCATCAGCGATCAAACCGGTTGGTCCGCCGGGTAGTCCGGAAGGGATGAGGATTTGTGCCTTGGCACCACGTAGGGCACCTACACGGATGCTCTGGCCTGCTGGGATGACCACATCTGCGGTCTGGGACTGTTGGAGAAAGGGCATGGGGTGCCTCCTGTGTGGTTAAAACGTCGGGGCGAAGGGCAAAAACCATCGTAAGGTCGGTTTTAAGCCCCCTGCCTAGGGGCTGGCATAGGTTTGGGGCCATTGCAGCCCCAAAACCAGCCATTTGGATACCGATGGTATCGGGGTTACTTGCCGTTCTTGGCCTTGAGCACGACCTTGGCATCTTCTTCAGCAGTCTGCGCGACAGCTTTCGCTTCGGCAGCAGCCTTTTCAGCCAGCTCGAGCTGCTCGACTTCCCAGTCTTCCAGAAGCTGCTTCTCTTCCTTCTCGCTCAAGACGAGGACAGGGCCGATACCGGGTGCGCGTGTGATCCATTTGGGGTACATATTCGTATCTCCGTATGTTGATGAAATGTTGGTGAGTACTCAGGTCTGGCGGTGGTGGTACTCCAAGGGCTTAAAAGCTGCCCTGGAGTACCACCACTTGAGCCTTTCCAGAGTTAGTTGGAAGGGGTCATACCCAGCGGGTCAAGAACTGCCCAATCAACCACGGTGGCAGCCGTAGCAGCAGCGTTCATGTGGATCGTGAAGGAGCCAGCAGCAGGCACCACACGAGCAACATACAGCGCGGTACCGTCAGCAGCAGCTTGACCGATGCAGGCCCAGATTTTGGTGCTGGCATCAACTTGCGAGTGGCTGATTGTGACCGAACTGGCAGCAGCAGCCACAGCAGCCGAACCCTGGAGGGCGAGCGTTGTGGTGTTGCCAGCAGTCGGAACAGCGGATGAAACAGTGGCGTAGCCTTGAGCGACGAGAGCAGCTTCGACACTGCTAGCGAACTCGGCGACAACACCAGCGGGATAGCCCATATAGGCGCGACCAAGAAGAACTGTCATGGTGTATTCCTTAGAAGATTGATGAAACGTGTCAGTGGGAGCCGAAGCCCCCACATCGACTTTAGGTCGCGTACTTGACCGACAACTCGGGGTACGTCGCGGCCCATCCGAACAGCACGTCGAGACGCATGATGCTGTTGTCGTTGACACCGTCGTAGAACTCGGTGACCTTCACGGTGAAGCCCTTGTAAGTCTCCTGAGCCACGTCGATCACACCCTTGCCACCAGGAGGAGCCCACATTGGCACCATCGCCAGAGTGAAGGCATCCTTGTGGAAGCCAACGTTCGCCTGATACGCGCCAGAGACAGTACCGAAGATGGTGAAGGGAGCACCGTTGGTCGGCGAGGCAGTCACGTTCTGGAAGGCACCAGAGGTCACGATAGCAGGGCTGATCGGGATGGTCACAGCAGCAGCAGCCACATCAGCGGTCACCACGAACTGAGCCAGCACGCCAGTGGACACACGGGACTGAGGGTTGACCGCGAACACACCGGGCAGGGTGATCACAGAGCCACGAGTGATCGTGCCGCCCAAGCCCACAACAGTGATGTTCGAACCCGTCTGATTCGCACCGTTGATGTTGGTACCTGCAACCACTTGCGTACCGTTGATGTGAGTGTCAACGTTCTGGTCCATGGCGTAAGCCAGACCCAGCGAGTCAACCATCATACCGGAACCGAACTGCTTGCTGATCTTGTCTTGACCATTGAACAGGCCAGCGAAGCCCTGGATGGTTGCAGCGTTGAGCGCTGGCCCCATGATCAGGCCGCGTTGCTTGTCGCGAGGAGCAGCCATTTCATCCAAACGCTGGTTCACACCAGTGATGGCAGCGAGTGCCAGAGCTTGGGTGTTGGGCAGCGTGCCAGGAGTGCCGAGAGTGTTGTAGGTCGTTTGACGAGCGAGCTGCAGACCCTGACGGTCAATTTCGTTGGCCACGGTAGCCAGAGCAGCTTGCAACTTGTCTTCGAGCTTCTGCAGGGACAGAGTGCGTTCCAGCGAAGTGAAGTTCAGGTCGCAACCGCCTTGGGACAAGGTCAGCGGAATGGTGGTTTCCACCGTTGCTTGAGGCAACGCAACACGACCAGCACGATACGTGTAGCGGGGAGGCTTCTTGATGTTGATGGTTTGACCAGGAGAGTAGCCACGGGACTGGTTGCCCGTGGACTCATCTTCCCAGTCGCGGTTGACCATGCCTGCGAAAGCAACCATGTTCTCCAGGATCGCCAACGATTCTTTCGCGACGATGGAGCAGGTGACAAGAGTATTCGTCATGTGAATGACCTTTCAGAGATGTTGTGGTGTTACCGTGCCCAGCGAGCGCCTTGGGACTTGCGTTGGGCCATGTACTCGTCCATGCTAGCCGAAGCCAGTGCTGGTTGAGTGGCACGACCCTGCGTCACGTTGGCGTTCGCGGGAGCGGGTGTTGTGCTGAGCTTCTTGCTCGGCACGACCGGAGCTTTCACAGTCGGTAGCGTAGCTTCCAGCTTGCCAATCTCGCGAGCGGCTTGCGTGGGGCTCATGCCATTGAGGTTCATCAAGACATCCGGGTTCTTGGCGAAGTGGTAGGCCAGCTCTGGCCCCCGGTCGCTTTCCATGATAGCCTCGCCCACGTGGTTCGAGATAGGTGCTTCAGAAGCACCCACCACGGCATCGTAGTCGGGCATCACAGCGCGAGCGGCGACTTGGCGTTCGCTGAACGTCTGGTTACGGGTTTCAGTCACCTTGCGGGTACTGTCCTGTTCCATACGCTTGGCTAACGCCTGTTCTGTCTTCCAATCCGTCAGGGCTTCGACGTAGTCACCGTAGTCGTCGTACTTGTCAGGGGTAGGCTTGATGGGCGCAGCCGGAGCCGATGTTTGCGCCTGTCCCTGTTGTGCAACGCCTCGCCAGTAGGCGGCTTCGCGCTCAGCTTCACGCCGAGCACGGGTGAGTTCGTCTATACGAGGTTGAACGCCCTTGAAGCGTCCCTTATCGTCCCGGTCTGCCTGCTGGCCCTCTTCGACCTGTGCATCGACCTGTTGGTCTTCGGTTTTTGCAGCTTCGGCGCTGGCTACCTTCTCAGGCTGATCGAACGAAATGGTCGTCGACTCAATCTTCGGGGTCTCCACCACTTGCGTGGTGCCTGACTGCTCTGTACTTGTGGTTTCCTGCACGCTCATTGCGCGATCTCCGGCCCGGATTCAGCCACTCCGGTAGGGGCACCCTGTTGCGTCTGATCTACAGGGGGGTATCCTGCAGGACGAGTAATCTGTTGGGGTGCATTCTCACCGTCTTCGGCGAGGTCTGCTGAGACATCGGAAACCAGTGCTGGAGGGGGCTGCATCTTGGCGAGCAGCATCTGGATCATGCCCTTGAGCTCTTCCACGTCTTCGCGGTTCTCAGCGTTGATCTTGGCGATGGTGATTTGTGTTTCGGACTGTAGTCGAGCCTTGTCCATGCCCGTGTTGGCATCAGACAGCTCCTTGCCCATCTGCTGCATCTGCTGGTCCATCTGTGCCAGCATAGGGCCGACTTGGTCCTTGGGCATCGGACCCTTCGGCGTGTCTACCATGTTGGCATCAGTGCCCTCACCACCCTCGTCGTCACGGAGTTCAGGGGGCATGGTCTTCTCGATGCGGTCTGCGATTTCCTCAGACATAGGCCAATCCATAGACCGTACGACCTTGTCGCCTGCAATATCCATCAGCTTCGGCCAGCTCTTGGCCGTCTGGATCATGCCGTCCACCGCTTCCTGACGCAGTGTGTCATAGCTCGGACCCACGCTGATGGTCACACCGTAGTTGGCTACGCTGGACATGTCGTTCATCAGCTTCTCAACTGCCTGCCCTGTCTCGTCCTGCTCGACTGTGGGCTTGTTCACCTCCACCGACTTGACCTTGCCATCCATGCCCATGATCTGCATGGTGCGAGTACCGTCATACACCTTGGGCCACATGTTCAGGATGCAGCGACCCACATGGCGCAGAGTGGTATTCAGGTTGTCGATGTAGTGGTAGTTGGCTGTTTCACCCTGACGGTCACGGCGACCGATAGCCACACCACTGGTTTCGTTGGACCGGGCACCCAGCGAGGCATCGAACAGGCCAGTGGTACTCTTGATATCGTCGCTGGCGTGCGCAGCCATTGCCAGTACACCAGTGGGTACGTCGGCCATGTGCTGACGCTGGGGAGGGGGTGCAAGCTGGCCAGCGAGGGTCTTAGGCTTGTACTCCAGGTACGGGAACGAACGCACGTTGGCTTCACGCCACTTGGACTCGTGTCCCTCGAACTGGCCTTCAGCACCAATGAACGGGGCCTTGGGGATCAACCCGACCTGTTCCGTTGCGCTGGTCATCCAGTAGTTGTACATGCGAGCAGGGTCCTTCGCGTTGCGGATCATACCACTACGGTACACCCGGCCATCCAGGTCGATCTCGTCACCCACCACTGGGAACACCGGAATCCACTTGCACGGGATGTCAGCACGCTCCAGCACTTCGGTAGCGCTGAGCTTGAACCACTGCACAGTCGGACGCAGGCTCTTACGCGTCTTGACTACGGTAACGCCTTCAGGCATCTCGAGGAGCTTGTCCTTGTACCCGCTTTCACCGTTGCTGAGCAGCACCACGTCCACTGACTCGTTGTGGATGCGGTAGTACTCAGCCACACGAACTTCGGTAGCAGTGATCCAGTCGTTGGAGCGGTCGCCTAGGCCACGCACCACGCCGAAGTCACAGGGGTCTGCCTTGGGGTGCTCCAGCACGAACTCGGTACGAGGCTGCTTCGAAGACAGGATACACCACTGCTGGTCGGACCCATCAATCTCGATACAGCCGGGGTCCATGTACACGGTGAAGGGGTTCCGTATGCGCTTGAACTGAATCTCTTGATCGAAGCTATCTGGTGAGCAGTAGTCGGTGACCAAGCGGAAGTACCCGAAGCCGATGGCTGCTGCACTGTTGACCGCTGTGTCCTTGGCTACGTCGGCGTTGCTGGCGTACTCGATGTGGCGGATGCCACCCTGTACCACTTCAGCCACCTTCTTGTCTTCGTCAGATGTGGGGTGAACCTTGATGCTGGGTACGTTCTGGCGCTGGCTGTTGGTCACCTGATGCAGCGAGGTAGGCAGCTTGTTGATGGTCAGGCAGGGTCGGCCATCCAGAGCACGTTGCTGCTTGATGCGTTCATCCCACTGGTCACCCTTCAGGAAGGCAAGGTCGTCAAGACCGTTGGTGCGGTTCTCACCGTCTGCTGCCATGCTGATGCGCATGCGGTCCATGCACTCGGCGATGATGGCTGCGTCATCAGTTGTGTCGGCCTGCTTGTCGTGGTCGACTTGGGTCTGGTCTGGGGTGCTGCTCATTTGGTTCGTTCCTTGTAGAGGGCTTCGGTGATAGGAGTAAGCTCCATGAGCTTGGGTGTGCCGTTGACCATGCGTGCCATGAGGGTCATGGGCTCCGTCTGGATAACGCAGAAGCCGAAGCTACGTGCGTACCAGTCTTCAAGCTGTTGCTTGCTCAGGTTGATGTTGTCGCCCCAAGGCTGAGGGCTCAACACCAGCACGAGACCAGCAGCGTCTGCCTCGCGGCAGACCTTGTGCATCAGTGTGGTAGCGTAGCCCTTGCCCTGTTCGGCGAAGGTGGTCTCGACGTTCACGATTTCCCGTGTGGTCTTCTGCAGTGCAAGGGGCAGCGCTGGGCACTGGCGGATACGCAGTGTGGCAGCACCAACGGAACGGGGTCCGGTCTTCATACTATGTCCTTTCGGTTATGTCATCCAGCCACCAGAGGTACGCTCGATGCCTGAGTTCTCTCGCTCTTCCATGCGCTCACGGATACGGGGTTCTTCGGTAGCCACCACGCCTATGCGGAAGGCGTCAGCAGCGTGAGACGCCCAATTGTGCAGAGGGCCTAGGCTTATGCCCCGCTTCTCATCAACCTTCTCCTGGTACTGCTTCAGTGCGTCGAGGCCGGTGGCGGTCTTGCGCTTGTCGAACCACATACGATTCATGGTCATACGCACTGCGTCGATGCCATCCTTCACAGGGATGTTGGGTGCTACCTCGAACTCGATACCCAGCTTGGAGGCAGTCTCGATGCGGGACTTGCCCGTGCCTATCTCACGATGCATGATGTCGTGTGGCCCGATGTGCTTCCCGTATAGGTAGCCCCGGTCAGTGAGCACACCAGCGTAGTGGTCCAGCCCGAAGCCTGCTGCCTCGTAGTAGTCAATGACTCGTATCTCCTTGCCCACGAGCTGGATGAACCAGATGACCATGTTGTCGCTGATACCTAAGTCCCACCACGTGTCCACCTTCACGCTCTTGTCGTACGGCACGCTGGTGATACGACCATCGAACTCAGCGTCAGCGATCTCCTTGGCGTAGTAGGCACCAGTGATGGCTGCGTCGAAGTCGCACTCGAACTCCTGCAGGTACTCGTTGTTCGGCATGAGCTTGCGCAGGCGAGCCAGCTCTGCCTCGGGGAGGATACCCGTCTGGCTGGCCTTCAGCACTTGGATGAACCACTCAGGTGCTATGCTGAGCAGGGTGTTGGCATCGTTGTCAGCCAGAGCACGCTTGTACGTGGCACCCAGCAGGTTCCCCCATCCCTTCGGCGTGCCACTGATGTCCAGCCATCCTTCACGGTCAGCGAGGCTCGGGATGATCACGCTGGTCAGCACGCTGGGTGCGATGTCCTGGCCTTCATCTGCCACCACGCCATCGAAGTACAGGCCACGCATGCGGTCAGCGTTCTCAGCACCGTACAGGCGAATGACCGCGTTGTTGTGCGGCATGGTGATGGACAGCTCAGACTCGTTGCGCTTGGCCTTGTATGGCCCCTTCACATCCAGGATAGCCTGCGAGTAGTGCTTCAGGTAGTTCCAGGCGATGTCCTTGGCCTGTACGAAGTAGGGGGCTAGGTAGCCGAAGCGTGGATCAGGCTTCTCGCACGTGGCAGCAGCTCGCACCAGCTTGTTGATACGCGCTACGGTCTTGCCAGCACGACGGTGAGCCACACTCATGGCGAAGCGCTCTGGTGCCTTGTGGTATGGAAGGAAGGCAGCGCGTGGGCTGTAGGGGATGGTTACGACCTTCAAATCAGGCGCAGGCTGCTTCGTTGTCATGTGGGTGAGGGTAAGGTATAGGGTTGATGGATACCGAGGCTGCTAGCCGATACCGATGGTAGCAAGTTGCGACCCATCAAGGCACGGACAGTCCAGCACCAGCGTGTTGAGGCTGTTCCTGGGAACCACGGTATCGCGTGGTGGTTCACTCTTCACCCTGCCACTTGAACGCTATGGTGAAGGGCTTGCCATCGTCAGGGTTCTTGAGCTCAATCTGGGCGATGCGTGCGTGGATGTACGGTGCGCACTTCTCAGCGTAGGGGAAGGCAGCGATTGAGCCTCCCTGGACGTACGCCTTGCGCATGGCCATCATCATCACGTCGAGTGGTGTGGCGTCCTTGGGCAGGGCTGAGCCATCGTGCCCTTCCTCGACGAAACGCTTGCCTTCGGCTATCTCGTTGGCTATCTTCTTCGAGCGTCGTGTGGCTGGAGCGCTGTTCGCACCTTTCGGGGCACCTGCTCCAGCACGCGCTCCTCCATGGCCAGGAGCAGCAGGTTTTCGTGGAACGACCTCCGAGGCTTTTCCGAGTGGTCTGGGGTTCTTCATAGTCGGTTATTCAGTAGAGATGATTTCAAGGTGCCTAGTGTCGCGTGCCGTGTGTGTGCTCGCAGAGAACAGAGAGAAGAGCTGAATGGGTTGAATAGCCAGATACTGCAAATATCCTGTGAATATATTGAACAGGGTGAATAGGTGGTATTGGTCTGCATCTCAGACAGTAAGACAACCGTGTTGTTTGAATAAACACCATTGGAGCACAGGAGTACACAAACATGGCAGTGGTGGTACTCCACGTGCTTTAAAAGCAACGTGGGAGTACTCACCGCTTTTGGGTAATCTAGGGAGTACTCCCGTGGAGCACCTGAGAGTACCCGCGCTGATGCATGCGAATAGCCAAAAGACCCTCCTCGGACAGACAAACCAATACCCGTTTGTGGCTGATTCCTTTCAGCAAAACATATCCGTTTGCGAGAGCAAAACCAACGGCAACGTGCATATCTGGCTCCAGGATTACGCAGCGCTGCCCGTGTTGGTCCAGGGGCAGGCCAGCAAGACGCTCAAGTAGTTCGTGCATCACTTGGCTCCCTTGTTCTGTTGCTTCAGATACTGCTTACCCACACGGGTGAGCTCGTGGAGCCTGCTACGGTTTGGCCCATCGGTGATCTCCACGTAGTCCTGGTCAGCGCACCACTCCAGCACCTGCTTCATCAGCGCTGGCTTGGCATTGAGCTGCGCACTCACTTGGTTCTGGCTGACTGGCCCGTCGTGGTCGGCGAGCACCTGGAGCACACGGGACGACCATGCACGGATGCGCTTGAGCGTCTCCTCCTGCTTGATGTTCTCACGTGCCTCCACGATCTGGGTACTGTCCAGCTTGGTAATCTCGGGGCGAGGGATGAGCAGCCTGCCCTGACGCTCGAATATCTGCAGGGGCATGGGAGCGCTGTAGTTGTTCTTCACGTGTTTGCACACCACGTACTTGGATGAGGTCTCGTGGTCAGCAGGCAGCCCATAGGCAGGGGCATCCTTCACAGGCATGGAGACCATAGCCACCACAGAACGTGCGTTGTCCGCGAAGCTGCTGGCACCACGCAGGGAGCCTTGGTTGATGTCGTCTAGCTGTGCCCACGAGCCTGCCTTGTTCATGTGGTGTAGCACGATCACAGCGCAGTGCGCATGCTTGGCGATGTAGCCCAGCGTCTGCATGTACGTGGCCATGTCAGCGATGTCGTTCTCCTCGAGCTGGTGCGTGTACACCGCTGGGTCAAGCACGAGGGCACGCATGTTGCGGGACTTCATCCAGTCTACAAGCCACTGCACTCTTGGGGAGCGCTCTGGGGGGCCGAAGCGTTCTGGCTTGGTGAGCAGGAGCCACGCTGTTGTCTCGTCATCCGCTGAGTACATGAACAGGTTCTTGCGCACCGTGCCATTGACATCGTGCAGCATGTCGAAGGTGCCGTTGTCTGCTTCGGCCAGCGCACCTGTTATGGCTAGGAGGCGTCCACGTAGGTCGTTGCTGTCATCCTCGTAGGATACGAACAGGCTGCGTAGCGGGATGCGTGGCTTGAACCCACACCAGGATTGGCCCATAGCAGCATGGACCAGGATGTGCAGCATCAGCATGGACTTGCTCACACCACCGGGTCCACCTAGGACGGTGACCTTACCCACGGGGGCGAAGCGCTCTATGGCCCACTCACGCTCGACGTGTGGTGCGTCCAACAGGGTGCTGATGTCGGCCTTGTTGTCGAAGGTCTCAAAGTCGTCCATCACACCTGCCTGCGACTGCTGGTCCTGGGTGAGATGCCCGTTGTCCTTCAGCCAGCGCACGAGGGTAGCGTAGGTCAGGTGAGCGTGCCCGTGTTCGTCAGGGCCTGTGCCCATGCACTTGACTGCTGGCCTTGGGTTGCCATCGAAGTGGGCTTCGTAGTAGGCGGTCTTGGTTTCGTTGGTGGTGGTGTGCAGCTCTACGAAGGGGCAGGTGATGAAGTGCATACCCTTGTGATCAGGGTTCTCACGTAGGTAGATGCCAGCTTGCTTGATGGCCTGTAGTATGAAGTCTGGGCGCTCGTCAGGGATGTCTGCTGGTGCGCCTGCCTTGCGATCTTTGGTTGCGCTGCTGGCCTTCTGTGGTGCCCACGCCTTGCCCTTCACGTACCACTGCTTGAACTCACTGTCTTCCAGCTTGGCAGGCATATACATAGGCTGACTGAGGTTCCACGAGATACTGTCCACCCACTCGTCGATACCCAGTTTCTTGGCTGCATGGTGCGTCGTGGCTTTCAGGGTATCCGTAGCGGCTGAACCTTCTATGAACCTGCCTAGAGGCAACACCACACGGTAACGGGGTGCCTCTGGTGTGTGGCTGATGCTGGTGTATATCCACCCTTCACCACCTAGGTCACGCAGACGCTCGGCTACTTCGTCAGGCGGAGGCGCTTCCGTTGTGCCTGCCTTCTGCTCGATGTCCATGGTGATCAGCGTGCGCTGGATGACGTTGTCATCTCGGCGCTGGGGAGGGTCCATCACAGCGCCGACGAAGTACGGCAGCCCCATCTTCAGCTTGCTACGCTTGGCCTTGGGCATAGCGTGGTAGTCATCTACCGTGTAGGGCAGCTCGACAGGCTTCTTGTGGTATAGGTAGAGTTGGTGCAAGGTAGCATCGTCTGGAGAAGATGTAACGTGCTTGTTCGCCACGCCACCTTCACGCACGACGCTGTAGGGCGTGATATGCATAAGGGGTTCCTAAGTTGAGGGAAGGGCTATTGTACCCGTGTGCTCCAGGGAGTACTCACTGAACCACCTTGATACCGTCGGTAGCCCCATGTGTGGCAAACTGAGTCCCGTTGCGCTGCTGTAGGCTAGTGGCTTTCGGTTCCTTTCACACTCCTTCGGCGAATGGCCTGCTGTAGCGCAACACCTTTTTCATGTTGTCAGTTGTCTCCCTTGGTCTGAGATCTCTCGACCCTTCAAGCCCCCACTGGTGCAAGCCTCTGGGGGCTTCTTTTTCGCCTGCTGGTCTTGAATACCCCTACGTTGCGATAAGTCTTTGCGAAAGGTCTTGGAAGAGTTCATGAAACCCTCGACATTAACTCCATCAACAACGTTTTTCAAGGAACCACATCATGTCCAACTCTACCAAGCTCGTCCCCACCTTCGTGTCCTCCAACATCGAAGCAGCCGCAGAAGCTATGTTCAACGCTAACCGTGCTCGTCCTTGCGCCTGCTACACACAAGACGGTCAGGCTGTTGTCTGCTCCGCACGCACTGCTCGCAAGAACGGCTGGACCATCGTGGCTCGCACCTGGAAGTAATTGTCAACTCAACCCACCTGAAAGGAACCTGCATCATGACTACCATCACTCAAGGCACTGGCCCACGCCTCATCACCCTCACACCGAACCGCACGTATGCCTGTGAAGAGAACGCTGTGAAGGCAGTGCTCAAGGTGTTCCCGGCTGACTCGGTGCAGTACTCCAACCTGACCTACTTCCTGCAGCGCACCGCAGAGGGTCGCTTCTTCCCCGTGTTCATCGGTGAGCGTGCCCTGCGAGCACAAGCGCACTTCTACTTTCACGTGGTGGCCTGAATGACTCGCATCAACTGTGTACCCGTGCAAGAACTGCACGACAAGCATCTGGGGGCCGAATACCGTGAGCTCCCCCGTGTCTTCAAGCTGGCCTACGCTGCTTACCAACGGGGCGAAGACCCCGGTAAGTATCCTCAGGAGTACTTGCTGGGCAAGGGTCATGTGAAGTTCTTCTACACCCGGCTGGAGTGGCTGACACAACGGTTCGACGCTATCTACCTGGAAATGCGAAGCAGGGGCTGGAATCCTAAGTACAGCACTGTACCCACGTTGCCCCGCATGCCTGCTAGCTGGTGGCAGTGCTGGCACCCCACTGAAGAAGCCTTTGCAACCAACAGGCAACGCATCCAAGACCGCATACCCCGGTAGTTTGAAAAACACCCTGCGCATCAGGCTAAAATACGCAAGTGAAAGGAACCGTGGTACAGCCTCGGTAGCCCTTTCACGGACTCAACAACAACGTGAAAAAGGAAAATCAACATGTCTTCTGGTATTTACAAGCTCTCCGAGTACAAGCAACACCCCGTAGCGCTGGCTCTCATGCCCGGTGGTATGGACGATACAGAGTTCGACGCCTTCTGTGCCGACGTTGAAGAGCGTGGCATTCTGTTCCCTGCATCCATCTACGAAGGTATGGTGCTGGATGGATGGCACCGTTACCGTGCTGCCAAGCGTACAGGCAGTGAGCTCAAGTTCATTGAGTACAAGGGCAAGGACCCTGCTGGCTACATCGCGTCTTGCAACGTGTTGCGCCGGAAGCTCAGCAGCCTGCAACGTGCGCTCGTTGGGGCACGCCTGCACCGCGACCACGGTATCACCCAGCGTGAGGCCTGCAAGAAGCTTGGCATCAGCAACGAGGTCATCACGCTGGTGCTCAAGGCCCTGGACAGCAAGAACACCAAGCTCATCAAGCGCATCGAGGCCGAGGCTGACTTCACCCGTGGGTTGCTCAAGGAAGAACTGGAAGACGCTGGTCTGTTGCGTACCAAGCCCAAGACGGACGTGGACGTGAGCACCCTCACCAACAGTGTGTTCGACATGGGTCGTACTGGTGGTGTGGCACGTGATACCGATGGTAGCGATACAGACGACGAAGATGATGGCGAGGACCCGATCAAGTGGTTGCCAGATACAGGCAAGGGTCTGAAGGCCGATCAACGTGCAGCACGCAAGCCCAAGGAGACCGCAGCGATGGTGCTCTCAGAGCAGTTCCGTGCGCTCATGGCTGACGAACGTGAATCGTTCATGCAGATGATCTGGCCTATCGCCAAAAGCATCGTGCAGGATGCTGAATGGGGTCAGGACATCACCAGCGCAACGGAAGACTTCAAGGACGCTGTGATGACTAAACGTAAGCCAGCACTCAAGGTGGTGGGAGACACACCGCTGAAGGCCCTCACCCGTGCCAGCAAGAAGGCGGTAGCAGCCTAAATGGACCCCCTGCATCGTGCAGCCATGCGGGTAGCCCAACGGTACACCGCATCGCAATTGGACAAGCAAGGGCAAGCGCTGTACGATGCCTGCCCCTCTGTGAAACCAACGTGGCAGCAGATAGGGGATGTCACGAAGAGTGTGTGGCGTGACAAGGCTGCACTCAAGCTATCGGGGCATCCGTGCTGGTGGAGTATCAACCCAGACGGTGCCACGACAATTTACCAAGCCGCTAGCAGCCCCGGCATTCGGGCTGCAATACAGGAGTGTTTGAACATGAGTCTCAATAGCAAGAAGATCGCTGAACAACTGGACGCCATCAGCGAGGCGTTCATGGCATTGGCTGGCACCTTTCGATCTGGTGTGGAAGGTGGAGCGGATACAGACGGAGATGAACCGGCTGCGAAGCCTGTACGGGGAGCTAAGTCAGCCCCCAAGCCCACCAGCAAGCCAGCAGCCACGAAAGCGAAAGCGGTCGAGGAATCGGAACTGAGCATCGACGACGTGCGCACCAAGCTCAAGGAACTGGTGGAAGCCAAGGGCAAGGAAAAGATGGTCGAAGCCCTCGAGTCCGTGGGTGCAGGCAAGCTCGGCGACGTGGACGAAAGCCAGTACCAAGAGTTGTTGGACAAGGCGCAGGAATTCATCGACGAAGAAGATGAGCCTGTCTCCAAGAAGGCAGCACCCAAGGGCAAGAAGAAAGTAGGCCCCACACTGGACGACGTGAACGAAGCAGCTAAGGCGCTGATCGCCGCTGACAAGCCTGCCTACCTGAAGCTGGCCAAGAAGTTGGGCAAACCCAGCGAGATGGAAGAAGACGACTACGCTGCTGCCATCGCCGCATACGAGCAGGCCATGCCTGAAGACGGTGACGACGACCTGCTGTAATCCTGCAGCTAGGCAAACTCGGGGGCTTCGGCCCCCATACTTTTCTGGAGATATCCCATGACTGAGAAAGCCATCGAGCAAGAAATCAAGGACAAGGGCCTCACCGCACCGCGTCTGACCCCGGACCACATCGACGAGCAGATTCGTACCGTTGCGTTCCACCAGTTCCCCGGCACCACGACCACGGTCTGTCTGCTGACCCTGCGTAACGGGTTCACCGTGACTGGCGAGTCGGCGTGCGCAAGCCCTGAGAACTACAACGCCGAGATTGGCAACAAGATCGCGTTCACCAACGCTCGCGAGAAAATCTGGCTGCTGGAAGGATACCTTCTGCGCGACTGGATTCATGCCAACGAGCAGGCAGCGGTCAAGGAGTTCGCCTTCGAACAAGGACTGAACGGTACGTCTGCATCCGACCTCACCCACGTTCGCATCGTCGGTGAAGAGTCCGGCCTGACAGACTGATATGAAGCACGCCATACTCAGCCCGAGCGCGTCTCATCGCTGGTTGGTGTGCCCCGGTAGCGTGGAAGCCAACATCGGCAAGCCCTGGACACAGAGCATCCACGCGCTGGAGGGCACCAGTGCGCACGCGCTCCTGGAGGTCTGCCTCCGTCTGGGCACACAACCAGAAGAGTTCTTTGGGGACACCCTGGAACCGGGTCACATGCCTGTAGATGAAGGCATGACCGATGGTGTTGGCTACGCGCTCGACTATGTGCAGGCATACGTAGCGAACAACCCTAAGACCAAGGTGCTGGTGGAGCACGAGGTAGCCTTCGGTGCTGCCATCGGAGCCACTGATGACCAAGGCTTCGGCACGAGCGACATCATCCTGGACAACTACCCGGCTGAGTGTGTGGTGCTCGACTACAAACATGGCGTCGGCATCAGTGTGTCGGTCAAGGACAACAGCCAGCTCCTGCTCTATGCCGTGGGTATGCGCTCACAGCGTGGTAGATACCAACGGTATCGCAAGGTGGTGGTTCAGCCTCGTCTGGCCAAGCGCAAGCCAGTACAGGAAGCCCCTGCCATGACCGACGTCAAGGTGATGCAGTGGGTAGACAAGGTGGTGCGTCCGGTGGTGCCTCTGGCGCTGGGTAAGGGTGCTCCCCGTGTGGCTGGTGCGCACTGCCACTACTGCGCAGCGAACGGTAACTGCATTGCTCAGTACGAGCTGGTGCTGAAGAAGGCGAAGGAGGACTTCACATGAAGCCCGGTTCCCTGACCCCCAAGCAGATAGCACAGCTCCTGGACACGCTGGAGATGATGGACAAGATCGGTGAGGCAGTGCGTGCCCATGCCATCGAGCTGGTGCATGCTGGCACCGTCATCCCCGGCTACGAGGCCAGCTTCACAGCAGCACGACGCATGTGGAAGGACGAAGAAGCAGCCAACACCACGCTGGAGGAGCTGGGCCTTGCCAAGCGCGAACGGTACACGGTGGAGCTCCTAAGCCCTGCCCAAGCCGAGAAGCTGTTGCGTAGCAAGAAGCTCTGGCCCAAGAAGGTGCGTGGCAGCGCTGGCGACGACTTCACGGACCCTCTGAAACCCGTTGTCGGCTACACGGAGACCAAGCCTAGCATCCGTAAAGCCAGCAGCGAATCCTGAAACCCAAGACACTTCATCCGTGTGTCGCAGCGCACACAATCCTCCACTAACCTGAAAGACCACTATGGCTTCCAATCGACTCCATTCCCCTGAGGGCACTGCCCGCTATGTCAACGTTCTCATTCCTCGCGCACGCAAGGATTCCAAGGGCGTTGTGTCTGGTGACCCCAAGTACCAGATCACCCTGATCTTCGACGAAGACACTGATGTCAAGGCCATGAAGCGTGCAGCACAAGAAGCAGGCGTTGAGAAGTTCGGCCCCAAGTTCCCCGAGCTGGTGAAGAAGGGCAAGATGAACTGGCCTTTCGTTGACAACGCAGACAAGGTTGACGACGACGACAACCCCATCCCCGGCTTCGAGAATCCAGGCTGCTCTGTGGGCTTCAAGTCCAAAGACAAACCCGGCATCGTGGACGCTGATGCTGAGCCCATCATGGACAAGTCGGAAATCTACGACGGCATGCGTGCCCGTGTTTCCTGCCGTCCGTTCGCCTACGACAACGAGTCCAAGGGCGTGGCCTTTTATCTGATCAACGTGCAGAAGCTGGACGACGGTGACCGTCTGTCTGGTGACCCAGCAGCCGAAGACGACTTCAAGGCCCCTTCCAAGGGCAAGAAGCCAGCACCCAAGGCAGCAGGCAAGAAGGCTTCCCGCAACGATGAAGACTACGACGATTTGCTCTAGAATGTGAGCACACCGCGCCTCAGGGTTCTGAGGCACCTCAACTTAACTGAACTGGAGTATTTCTCATGAGCAAAGCAAACGATATCGACGACCTGTTGGGCGACGCACCTGCCAAGGGCAAGAAGGCCCCCGCTGCCAAGAAAGCTGCACCCGTGGCTGAAGCCAAGCCTGCTGCGAAGAAGGTTGCTGCCAAGGCAGAACCTGAAGCCAAGGTCAAGGCCCCTGCCAAGAAAGCCGCGAGGGTCGAAGACGACATCCTGGGTGAAGCACCTGCCAAGGCAGCTCCCAGCAAGAAGGCCCCCATCAGCTTCGCTGAAGGTGAGCGCCAGACCATCGCCGATGCCGTGACTGCCCACTTCAAGCGTAGCAAGAAGGGCATCAACAGCAAGGACCTCGCAGCCAAGCTGGAAACCGAAACCCGCAAGCTCCGTGTCGTGTTGTACGCACTGGTTGCCAAGGGTGTTGTGTCCCTCGAACCCGGCGCAAGCAAGGTCGCTGGCATGACCGTGTCCCCGGCCTAATACTGGTCGTCACCCTCGTGTGGCCCCGTTGGTATTCGTACCTCGGGGCCACAGTTACTTTCGGGATTACAAGATGACAACAGAGATAGGCCATTTAGACTTTGAGACGTTCTCAGAGATAGACATCCGCAAGGTCGGAGCGCACCGATACGCACGGCACCCCTCCACGGAAGTGCTGATAGCATGCTACCTGCTGCCCGGCATGGATGAACCCGAGGTCTGGCTACCACGCCAGGAAGCCCCACCAGCGCGTCTTGTGTCTTGGGTTAGGCAAGGGGGTAAGGTAGGCGCACATAACGCAGCCTTTGAGCGTGCTGTATGGCGCTGGTGCCTTCGCCGCATGCACCCAAGCACACCAGAGATCAAGGACAACCAGTGGGTCTGCACCGCTGCCAAGGCAGCAGCATCCGGCCTGCCCCGTAGCTTGGACAAGGCGCTGAAGGCTGCTGGCCTGGAGGTTGAGAAGGACCTGGAAGGCAGCAAGCTGATCAAGGTGTTCTGCGGACCACGTAAGCCCACCAAGGCCGATGCACGTACACGGATACTCCCAGAGCAGGATGCACGGTTCCAGCGCTTCATCGAGTACTGCCAGCAAGACGTTCGTGGTGAGGTAGCGCTAGACGAAGCCCTGCCAGACCTGATACCGCGTCAGCGTCGCATGTTCCTGCTGGACATGGCGATGAACGACCGAGGGTTGCCGATTGACATCCCGTTGGTGCGCAAGGCGCTGAAGGTGGTGAAGCTCCTGGAAGAAGACATCGGCAGGCGCGTCAGTGAACTGACCGGAGGGCTGAAGGCCACGCAAGTAGCCAAGATGATCGAGATGTTCGCAGAGCGTGGGCTTGACATTGCGAACATGCAGAAGAATACCATCGAGGAAGCACTCAAGGATACCAAGCTGGACGCTGGCACCCGTGCTCTGCTGGAGCTCCGTGTTGAGGCAGGCAAGGCCAGCACCAAGAAGCTGATCAGCATGATGGCGTGCGCTGACCCCGATGACTGGGTCGTGCAAGGGGGCTTCCTCTACCACGGTGCCCACACGGGTCGCTACGCTGGTCGACTGGTGCAGCCACACAACTTCATCCGAGGCATGCTCAAGGACCATCAGCGTGAGTTGGTGTTCGCCCTGCTGGAGTACGAAGACGCTGATCTATTCACGCTGTTGTACGACAAGCCTATCGACATCATCAGCCAGTGCATGCGAGGGTTCATCCGTGCTCCTGCTGGATACGAGCTGGCAGTGGTCGACTATACGGCTATCGAAGCACGTATCCTGGCATGGGTAGCAGGCGAAGAAACCATCCTGGCAGCGTACCGCAAGGGTCTGGACGTGTACAAGGTGATGGCGGTGACGCTGTTCCGGCTGAAGGGCATAGAGGAGGTATCGGATGAGCAGCGTCGTATCGCCAAGAACTTGGTGCTGGGTTGCGGGTATCAGCTAGGTGGTGTGAAGTTCGTTGACTACTGTGCCAACGCTGGCGTGACCATCACGGAGGAGTTCGCCAAGAGCGCTGTGACCACGTACCGTAAGGGCGTCCCGGCCATCGTTGCAAGCTGGAAGACCGTGGAGAACCTTGTGGCTGGTGCTATCAGGCATCCTGGCACCGTGTACGAAGGGCTGAAGTGCAAGTTCTACATGAGTGAGCACTGGCTCTGCGTTGAGCTGCCCTCCGGCCGGAGTATCCGTTACCCGTATGCGCGTGCTGTGCCTGTAGAACGTTGGGGCAAGCCAGCGTATGAGATCAGTTTCCGCACCGAGATCAAGGGTCAGTTCGTACGCGAGAAGACCTACGGTGGCAAGCTAATTGAGAACATCGTGCAGGGTATTGCGTTCGACGTGATGCAGGAAGGCATGTTGTCTGCTGAGACCAACGGATACCCGGTCATCGGCACCGTACACGATGAAGCGCTGACGCTCCGCAAGCGTGGCACCAGCAACATCAAGGAGCTGGAGGCGTTGGTCTGCAACGTGCCAGCATGGAGCAAGGGCATGCCTCTGGCAGCGAAAGGATTCGTATGCGAACGGTACAAGAAAGACTAGCCACAGAAGACTCGGTGGAGAACCATCTGCGCAAGGGCGTCAAATCGTTGCGTGGTCTCTGCATCAAGCTCAATCCGTTCAGTGCTCGCGGCATCCCCGACAGGATGGTGCTGTTGCCTGGAGGGATTGTGGTGTTCGTGGAATTGAAGCGTCCTGTAGGTGGTAAGTTTGAACCGCTTCAGGAACGTATTCAAGACAAGCTGCGTAAAATGGGGTTTACCGTCGTGGTGTGCTATACCAAGACACAAGTTGATGAACTACTGGAGGAATACCATGTTGAAGACTAAGTCTTATGTGCTGATAAATGGCGTATGGGTGCGGGTGTACCCCGCAGACACGTGGCGGAGCTGGCTCGGCTACGGCACTGCTTTCGCACTGGTGTGCGCTACCATCTGTATCTGGCTGTAATGCTGAGCCGCAAAGACCTCCGCAAGTACCAAGGCAAGGGCGTTGACTTCGTCAAGAAGCATCGTCGTGCTGGCCTGTTCCTGGACATGGGCTTGGGCAAGACCATCATCACGCTCACTGCTGCCGTTGACCTGCTTTCCGCTGGTGTGGTGAACCGCATCTTGCTGGTGGCACCGCTGAGGCCAGCTCAGGGGGTGTGGCGTCAAGAAGCGAAGAAGTGGCAGCACACGAAACACCTGACGTTCAAGATGCTCACTGGCAACGAGCGTCAGCGCCTGCTGGCCCTCAACAGCAGCGCACAGATACACGTGATCAACGTGGACAACTTCCGTTGGCTGCTGAACGTGTTGCGTGGGCGTGCTCGCAAGTACGGATGGCCCTACGACATGCTCGTCATCGACGAGTCCAGCATGTTCAAGACACCCAAGAGCAAGCGCTTCTCGTCGTTGCGTTACCAAGTCAAGCGGTTCGACCGTCGTGTGATTCTCACTGGCACACCTGCACCCAAGGGCCTGCTGGACTTGTGGTCGCAGATATTCATCCTGGATGAAGGCCAGCGTCTGGGTGCTCAGGTGGAGCGCTACCGTAGCAGGTTCTTCACACCGGGTAAGGAGCGTGAGAACGGTTCACGCACGCAGTTCGGATACACCCCAGACCAGACCGCCGAGCAGCAGATCACCGAGCTTATCAGCCCACTGGTGCTCACCATGCGTGCCGAGGACTGGCTGGAGCTGCCCCCCACCATCAAGCAAGAGGTCTACGTGGACCTTCCACCAGCAGCACGGAAGACGTATAAGCAGCTCGAGAAGGAGATGTTCCTTGAGATGGAGATGGGCAGCACCGAGGCCCTCAGCGCGGCGAGCTTGTCGTCCAAGTGCTGGCAGTTAGCCAACGGGTTCATCTACCTGGAAGACGACGATGGTGCCAAGACGTGGCAGGCAGTGCATGACGCCAAGATGGAAGCGCTGCACGAGGTCATCGACGGTGTTGGTGGCAACGTGCTGGTGGCGTACTGGTTCAAGCCTGATCTGGCACGCCTGAAGAGCATGTTCCCCAAGGCACCAGCTATCGCCGATTGCAAGAACGAACGCATGTTGGCCAAGCTGCAAGACGAGTGGAACGCTGGTAAGCACCCCGTGATGTTCGTCCATCCGCAAGGAGCAGGCCACGGTCTGAACCTCCAAGGTGGCGGCAACACGATCGTGTTCTACAGCATGCTCTGGGGTCGTGAGTTCTACGCTCAGGTGATCGAGCGCATCGGGGCAGCACGGCAGATCAGTACAGGGCGCGACCACGTGATGGTGAAGCACATAATCGCACGAGATACCGTGGATGAGGTTATGCTGCAGACGCAACGGGTGCGCCACGCGGACGAACGGGCAGTCTTCAAGATGCTCAAGGAATACCGCGAAGTTCAAGAATTGTTGGCATAGGCTTTCATCAACCGATACCGTAGGTATCACAACAGGAGATAGACGTGAATGTAAAATCTTTGGTATCCACAGACCACACGGGTGACTGGCGCAAGTTCGCTACGCAGATGTTCAAGCTCGAAGACGCGGACCCCGGATACATGCTGCTGGCACGCGCTGAGCTGGACGAAGCCAAGAAGCTCCGTTACATCCTCGCATGGTGTACCTTCTACAACCCCGGTCTGGCAGCGCGTGCCAGCGACTTCCAGGGTGCCAAGTTCTACGAGTTTCTGCGCTACGTCTACCCGCATGCCAAGCGTGCTTCAGAGCGTCGGCACTTCCGTGGGCAGGCAGGGCTGAAGGCGTTGGCTCAGTGGCAGTCGCTGTACCCCAAGCCTGAAGCTATGGTGGAAGCCTGCTTCGCTTCGTCGTATCTGGGCGTGCGCAAGAACATGACCCACATGGCGCAGATGGGCGACTACTTCTACTGGAAGCTGGCAGATATCCAAGACACGGTGTTCCACAAGCCAGTGGACTTCACCGGGTGTGAGAAGTACATGCCGAAAGTGCCGAAGCAGGGTGCCGACATGATCGGGGATATGGAGAACACCTTCGTGCTCGAAGAAACGATGGCACTCATCACCAAACACATCGGTAAGCTGGACCATCCGTTTGCCCCCGCACGGAAGCTCAAGCTACAGGAGTCCGAGACCGTTGCGTGTGTGTTCAAGCAGCACGTAGTCGGTGATTACAAGTTCGGCTTCCGCAGTGCCAAGGCGTACAAGCGTCTGATGAGCATGCACGCTGAAACACCTACGGCACAAGTCCTGCTGAATGGTCTGTACGCTGGTGGTATCTGGGATGAGCCAACACTGGCAGAAGTAGCGAGTCACCTATGAGCAAACGTGCGGTATGGTTATCCCTGCTGGTGTACATACTCGCCAAGATCACGCTGATCGTGTGGTGGTTCGTATGAATCGCATACTCAACTTCATACGCAAGATGTTCGTCGGCGGTTGTGGTGGTGACTGCGGACAAGGGCGTCGTCCGTGTAACTGTAGGAGCAAGCGATGACCACACTTGTCTACGTGCATGGCACCAACGGGAGTGGCAAGAGCACCCTCGCCCGTGCTGTGCTGGCTGCTGCTGGTGGTGCGCAAGGCGTGTCCAAGCTGGCCAGTACCCCCAAGGCTACATGGACGCACACCGGGCGAGCTGGCGTGGTCCTGGCTGGCAAGTACGGCACCGCTTGTGGAGGCGTGGACGGCATGCAGCCCTATGCAGCCCTGCACGACGTGCTCAAGGAGAACGTGGGGTTCGTGCGCAACGTGTTCGCTGAAGGACTGGTCACTCCAGGCGTGGGCACCTGCCAGACCTTCGCCAGTTACTTTGACCGTGCCGTGTTCATCCTGCTAGATACACCCGAAACCATCTGTATCAAGAACGTGCTGAAGCGTCGTACAGCCAAGGGCACCACGAAGCCCTACGACCCCAAGAACCTGTACCGCAAGCTGGCGTCTGCACGTAGCTGGGCAGACCGTCTTGAACGAGCAGGTCTTGAAGTACACCGGGTACAATACCGTCAGGCGTACAACATGGCGCTGGAGCTGCTGGGTCTCCCCGAACCCAGCGTAGATGATCTTCTCTGAAAGGCAACACAACATGAACGACAACCGTTATGGCGCTATCCTGCGCGTCAACAACGTCAACGAAGCCCTGCCTCTGGGCTTGATCCTGCTGCAAGAGCGTGGTGTATTCTCTGAGTCCCGTGGCTTGCATACCATGCGGGTTCCAGGCCCCGTCAGCACCGTGTACTCGCAGCCCCGTCAGCGCGTGCTGTTCGATACCATCCGTGATGCTAACCCGTTCTTCCACCTGATCGAGTCCTTGTGGATTCTGTCGGGCAGTAACCGGGTTGAGCTGCCCAAGTACTTCCTCGACAACATCAGCCAGTTCAGCGATGATGGCGTGGTGTTCCATGGTGCGTATGGGCATCGTCTGCGCAACGCCTTCGAGTTTGACCAGATTGAGCGTGCCTGTGAAATGCTCAAGCGCAAGCCAGACACACGGCAAGTCGTGATGAGCATCTGGAACCCAATCACGGACCTGGACAAGTCGACCAAGGACATGCCCTGCAACGACATGATCATGCTGGACATCGTGGAAGGCCAGCTCAACATGACGGTGTGTAACCGTAGCAACGATGCCGTGTGGGGTGCCTACGGAGCCAACGCAGTGCAGTTCAGCGTCCTGCAGGAATTCATCGCGATCATGGTCGGCGTGAAGGTAGGCTACTACGTTCAGCAGTCCAACAACTACCACGTATACACGGACAACCCGTTCTGGCTGAAGTTCCGTGAGGGTGAGTACGAGCATGGCCACGTTCACAACCCGTATTCCATGGACTCTGTGCATCCCTACCCACTGGCTGTTGACGCGGAAGACGCACTCATGCTGTACTACGACTGTATCCGTATGGCTACGCAGGTCGAGCAGGGTGAAGTCCTTGCCCACGTTGAGTACGTATCCGAGTTCGGCCGTAACGTGGTTGCTCCTGTTGTGCGTGCATACGATATGTACAAGGCGAAGCTCTACGCCAGCTCCATGGCGATCATCCAAGAACTGCCTGCCTCCGACTGGCGACTCGCGATGTTCGAGTGGGTGCAACGTCGTGCTCAACGTGCGTCTGACAAGAAAGTGGTGCTGGCATGAAGGCCCTCGTCGAAGCTACTCTGTACCGTGATGCTGGTGCTGTGAAGCGTTACCACGTGAAGCGCACGCACCGTAGTCAGTCCATCGCGGAACACACGTTCGGTATGCTGATGCTCATCAAGCAGATCAACCCGTTGTGTACCAAGAACCTGATGAACGCGGTACTGCACCACGACCTCCCAGAGCTGTTCACTGGTGACATACCTGCCCCCATCAAGCGGGTACACCCAGAGCTCGGGCCACTGATGGACAGCATCGAGGAAGACCTTGCCCCGTTGTTCCAGGACTTCCTGATCACCGTGCCTGAGGCCATCATGCTGAAGTGGGCTGACCGCATGGAGCTGGTGCTCTGGTGCCTGGAAGAAGTTCGACTTGGGAACGACTACTGCAGACCTACGGTAGCGCGTGGCCTTGGTTGGATACTCACGGCAAAGATGCCCGATAACGCACAGGAGTTGACCAACGAAGTCGTTGCCGACGCCTGGACCCTTGGAATCGCGCCAGCAACAGGCGCAGAACTGGAGATGAACGCATGAGCACCGCAAACGCAACTCAAGTGGGGGGCACCCACTACAAGAACCCGTTCCAGCACTGGGACCTCGCCCACGAGCTGGACCTTGGGTACTTCGAAGGCCAGATCAGCAAGTACATCACACGGCACCGCTTCAAGAAGGGTCTGGAGGATGCTGAGAAGGCGCTGCACTTCTGTACCAAGCTCATCGAGCTGGCACGTGACAGCGGACGCATGCCTCGGCACAAGATGGTCAGCTTCGCCCGTATGACTCAGTACGCTGAAGCGAACAAGCTGTTGCCTATCGAGTACGCCTGCATCAACTCTGTGTGTAACTGGCAGTTCGTCGAAGACCTGACCATGTTGCAGGCACGCATCGAACGCCTGATCACTGAGGCATACCCGTTACCTGTGTCTGACGACCAAGACCGTGTGTGGAACAAGCTCGGGGGCCTGTACGATACAGGTGAACCGGGTGCTGGCTACGTTGACCAAGGCAAGGACATTTGAATACCCCTACGTCTTGATAGGGTTTTAACGAAAGGTCTTGGTGGAGTTCTTGAACGTACGAAAATACGTTCACTGAGGGGCATCCGGCAACTCAGCAACCCTGAAAGGAACTCCACCATGTCTAAGACCACCACTCCCGTTGTAGCAGCAACACCAGTCGCTTCACACAAGCTGGCACCCACCATCACCAGCAAGGCAAAAGCCAAGTCCGTCGCAGCAGCAGACGGTCGCAAGCGTCCTATCGTGGCTATCAACGAAGAAGGCAAGCTGGTCGTATGCTGCCGTCGTACCGCCAAGAAGAACGGCTGGGACATCCAGGAAGTGCTCTACGAACGTGCCAAGACCGTGAAGGCTGAAGCACCCGTTGTGCCTGCACCCAAGGCTGAACGTCGTACTGGTGATGCTGCCAAGACCGCCAAGGTCAAGGAAGCCAAGAAGGTTGTTGACGCAGCTCTTGACGACATCTTGGGCAAGTAACGAAACCTCTTGCGAACCTCTTCGGGGGTTCGTGATAATACTTCTATCAACAACCCGGAGCACTCCATGACCACTTCCAAGACCAAGCACCTCGATACCGCTATCGCCATCCTCAGTGGTGCAGGCATGCCGAAGCGTGCCAAGCGTGCAGCGCAAGTGGAAATCATCGTGGAGACCTACGGTAAGGCATACACCATCCAGATGAACGGTAAGGTGCTGGAAGAAGGCGTGGGTACTGCTGAGTACGCCATGGAGCGTGCCAACGAGCGTGCAAGCCGCATCCGTACATTGGGCAAGACCGTTGTGGTTACAGCCTACTAACCAGCGAAGGCCAAAAACATCGTAAGGTACGTTTTTAGCCCTTGCCCTAGGCTACCCCCTAGCAAAATCAAGGCCCCAAGAGGGGCCTTTGACTTGGGTACCATTGGTATCTCAGGGGTTGGGGGTGCTCTGTGCCAGCAGCTCTGTCTTCCGGCCGGAGTCCCGTGTGGTGCCAAGCCAGAAGGCCAGCGCACTGGTGAACCCCCCGCTGAGCTGGCCGATCATGTACACCACGATGTCCCTGTTGGTAGCAGGCACGTCGAACTTCAGCAGTAGCACCAGCGTGGCGGTGAAGGCCCCCACGACGAAGCACGTCAGCAGGGCAGGCACGGGGCTAGGCTTGGCTGTTTGCATGCGCCTTGCACTGTCCCGGTCGCCTGCTGCGATGGCTTCCATGTCAGCCACGTTCTTGAAGCCTAGTGCCTGCATCTGCAGGGCGAACGCTTGATCTGCCTGCTTCAGTGCCAGCATCTGTTCAGGAGTAACGCCTGCCAGAGCCTGCTTCACCGAGTCAACCGTCTTCTCGTTCAGGCCCAGAGCGTTGGCAGCAGCTTCCACCGCCATGCCACCCAGAGGCCCCCCGAGGGCAGTACCAATCCACGGTGCGACCGTGCTTACGAGTTTCATCCAGTCCATCACAGACCCCCTACTCGGTTGAATTGCCACCCATACTCGAACGACTCCTGGCTAGCGTTGGCTTCGGCTATCTCTATATACCGTACGGACTGCTGAGCGTTGAGCATGCGCACCAGCACCGTCTCGCCTGCCTTGCCCCGTGCTGCCAAGAACGCCTTGAGCGCTGCGATAGTCATGTTGCCCACTGCCCCATCCACGGTGATGTTGGGGTACACCTTGTCGCCTTGGTTCAGCACGTTCAGCGCACGTTGGAGGAACTTGCCTGCCGTAGCTGTACCCATGTTGACCCCGGTATCCAGCATCTCTTCTGCCACCAGAGCACTGACCATGTCGACGTCGTCGAACCGTGGTTGGTGCCAGAAGCGTTGAGCGTAGATGTCTCGAGCTACTTGCTGGGTCATGGAATCCATAGGCCCCGTGTACCCGAAGGCCCGAGCCACCGCTACGGTGATGCCGAAGTTGGTTTCGCCTCCCTTGTCGTTGGGGTCGTTGGAATAACCCCCTTCCCGCTTGATAAGAGCGGTGATCATGTCAGTGATATTCATTTGTCAACCTTTCCATCGAGCTTATCTTCGATTCTGTCTAGCTTGGCGAATATAGCGTTGGAGAGCTTGTCGATATCGTCCTTCTTGACGTATGCGCCTGCCACCAACACTTCGATCTCGGATACCTTCTTCGTAAGATCAGTATCGGCCTTCTGCAAGTCCTTCACCGCTTGCCACACCGCATTGAGCAGGAACCCGATCAAGCCTCCGAAGCCTGCGAGCAACCAGTTAACGATTGTTTGATCCATGTACGTGTCCCTCGTAGTTACATGATTCGGGCGAAGCCCTTGATGGTGTACACACCGGCGATAATCGTCAGACCACCAATGGTGAACCGATATATTCCGGCGTTGCTGACTGCCGTCAATGTTTTGCCTGCTGTGAACGCGGTGAGAGGATACACGGTAGTGCCCATCATGATGAAGTCGAAGGTGTACGTACCGTTGTTGTCAGCGACAACTATGTGTCCGATGATGGGCGTACTCTCGTCATAGGTGAGCAGGCTATCCATCTGGATGGTCGCACCAGTCGGGGAGCTATGTGACCAGAACGGCACTTGGTTGATAACCGTTACGGTGTGACGACCTTCAAATGGGAACGTACCGAGGGTGCTGTTGTTGGCTTGACGACCATCACACAAGGCCAGATTTCGACTGGTGTCTACGGTATCACTCCACGCAGATACCGACAAGACCTGACCCCCGTTGCTGCCCATGAGCACGTTCGTTGGGTAGCCTTGCGGACCGAGAGAACTGTTTCGACCCTTGGAGGCCATGCGTACCCAAGCATCGTTATTGAACGCTGAGAAGTCCATGATGTTGCGGATGCCAGCGCCTTCGTCCGGTGCGGATAGTGCGTCGAATGTGCAGTTACGGAAGCCGCTGACTCCAGCTTGCACTGCATACTCGGTGCTGGAGAAGTAGCTAGGGCTGAAGTCACAAGCAAAGAAAAACCCGTTGTTCACCGTGGTGATACCCTTGCGGACGCCCTCGCAGTATGCGTGAACGCTCCAGGACTGGCAGTACGCACCGTTGTTGCGAATGCCGATGCTGTTGGTAGCGTACCCTTCTTCCAACGAACCACCAATCTCAACCGAGAACGAGTTGGTTGCAGTGACCTCATATCCGATTGACGCGCCTACGATGCGCAAATCAAACCGTAGGTCATGAGCTGCTACACCGTGGAGTAGCACTGCGTATTGACCTGCTGCGAGAGCGCTGCCTCGGGCAAGACCAGTACCAACACGGAGATAGAATGAATTCTTCAACCGCATGAGGCAAGAACAGTTCGACCAACGCAACCCATCCAGGAAGGACTGTTCCTGCATGTTCGTAAAGTCCATGGGGCAGTTGGAATTAGCGAACGTCACGTTCTTGATACCCGAGCCTACTACACGCCAAGTCGTTTCAGTTGCAGCAGTCGCGTTCGGCTGGATAGCCGCACCGTCGTAGTAGCCAGTAGCGAACATGACGCTACCGATAGCGCTGTACGCAGTGCTGCCAGCAGCAGCGTCAGGTCCGATACACCGGGAGCCATTCAGGTCCAGCATGATCTGTGAAGGGATTACTACTTTCCCGAGCAGCTTGTAATCAGCACCTGCTTTGCCCTTGATGGTAGTAGTGTATATCTCGCCATTCGGAGACAGTACGTTCTGTGCCCGTTGATACGCTGCGAGTATTGCTGCGTTGAAGGCAGCAGTGGAATCAGTTGCACCCGTTGGGTCAGCACCATAGTCTTCGAACGTGATTTGTTCACGGAGTTTGTCTAGAACAGTACGAACGATAGCGCCGAGGCCTAGCTGCACGAAACCGATGAATCCCGACCCAGCGCCTAGGGCTAAATCCTTCAACCACTTGCCGATTGTGCCAGCAGCATACACGGTAGCATACAAGAACCCGATCAGGCCAGCGCCTGCAGAACTTGACAGATCAGTACCGCTGACGCCAGATATACCGTCCACCGTCCAGATGGTAACGTCAGACGCGTCTTTCAGAATAGCCTTGTATGCGCCACTCCAGAACACGGTAGCCTCACCGCGAGCATCGAGTATCACGGGGTTCGTGTTAGGTACTGTACCTGCTGCGTCCTGGTACGTCGGTCGCGGGGTGCTGGTGCCAGCGTCGTAGGTGTAGAGCTTGCCCCCTACTAGGGGCACTCCGGCGCTGTTGTTGAAACTCTGCTTGCCCTCGGGCATTAGTGTAGCCATTGACGACCTCCTGTTAAAAATATTCCGATGAGCATATTACTAGCCATCTTCCTGAAACCATTTATTGCCGTTGCAATTCTCGTCCCAATACGTGTGGCAGTCGAGATATTGCGCAGTCGGATGAGGGATGGCAAACTCAAACGACTGCTGTTCTTACCGTTGTCCCGCAAGGGCAGCAGCCGGGATTGACGTCTTCATAGCCTGCTCCAAATACGGGATAGCATCACGTACGGATTGAGGCAAGGTCTGTGGGGCAGTACGGGCAGCTTGCAGAGCTGCACGAGCCTTGGTGGGGTCGAGCAGCAAGTCAGCCAGCACCGCCTGAATCTTGGGTTCGGCCACACCGTTGTAGGCGAACTGCACAGGACGCATAGCGGTATTCAGCAGCGTAGATTCAGCCCAGCTCTGAGGCAAGCCAGTAGGCCCAAGGATTTGACGCAGCACGTTCTGCGAAGCCAGACGTTGTGCCGTTGCACTGCCTGGACCGTTGGCAGCACGAGCCACAGCAGCACCCTTGTCCAGCTCCTGGCCGACTGCCATCACCTTAGCGTATTGGTCAGGGTCGAGCACCTGCGAGAGCTTGCCAAGATCACGCCCTGTAGCACCCTTCACCGTTGCTTCTTCGTTCTTCAGCAGGTTGACGAACTTGTCAGGCATCAGGCGTGGCGTACCACCCAGATCACTCGTAGCGCTGGTGCCTTTGCGGAACAGCGCATCAGCCACGTCCATCTGGTTCAGGGGCTTGCTCATTGCAGCGTATGTACCACGCGCTTCAGCGTAGTCGGGAGCCATGCGCTCGATGAAGGTAACGAGGCGATCACGTGCCGTCTTGATGGACATGGCCTTGTTGACCGCAACGGCTGAACCACCCTTGCTAGCCGCTTCGATAGCGTCGTCCATGGCCAGCTTCATCAGGTGCAAGCCTTCTACGCTGCCATCAGGCTTGTTGAGGTTCAGTCCTTGGTTCTTGGCGATGGTCTGCGCTTCTTTCAGGGCGTCCTTGATGGCAGGGGTCTGCATGAGTTTGGTGACCTCACCCTTCTCAGCCGCTGACATGGCGCTCATGTCCATCTTGGTAGCGAATGCCTTGCCGTATTGTTCTTTCGCAGTACCGCTACGCATAGCAGCAGCGAAGTCACGCGCACCACCTTCACCAGACAGTTCGCGCAAGGTGCCTACTCGGGCAGCGTTGTTCTCAACTTCACGAGCAACGAACTTGTTGGCGATCTCTGGGTCCAAGCTGCGTACCGAGTCCTGCAACCGGGCAGCACCAGCAGCCCCCTCAGGACGTGCGATCTGTTCGGCCATCGTGGGCACAGCACCCGTGACCGTCTTGTTGCCTGTGACGTTGGCAAGGTCACCCGCTTGAACACCAAATCGGTCCAAGGTGCGTCCGGCAATGGCCTGTCTACCCTTGTCTGTAAAGGGCTCCACCAGCGCCTTGGCACCCTTGGCACCAGCAGCCAGCACCCGACCTGCCAGCACGCCACCAGCACCAGCACCAGCACCCATAGCCACGTTCTTCAGCCGTGACTCGTCGCTGGCCACTGGTTGAGTCAGCCCCATGACGCCACCAGTGATGGTGGCACCTGCGAGGCCCTGAGCACCCGGTACGAACATAGCAGGCAGCGCGGTCGCCACGTTGCCCGTGACGTTACCCACGGTGCCAGCAGTGGTACGCATCAACGGAGCGTCCAGTCGCTTGGCTTCGTCGATATCATCTTGCGTGGGCAGGCCGAGTGCATCAGCAGCACGGGTAGGCATCACTCCACGTGCGAGCTGGCCTACGCCACGACCCACATCGTAGAACGCCTTGCCAGCACCTGCGAAGAACTTGTCTGAGGTACTCATGCCTTCCGTTGGGTCATAGGTCTCAGCAGGAGCAGCCCGAGGCATGGTCTTCAGATAGGCCCCGAGCTTGCGCACAGAAGCCGAGTCGCCTGCCTTATCAGCAGCGCGGATAGCCTGGATGATTTCGTCTTGGGTAGCCATCACTTACCTCCATGCTTCTTGAGAATAGCCGCGATGTCATCTGGTAAGCCAGAGGCGTCAGCAGCACCGGGGTCGAGAGAGTTACGTTGCTTGGGAGGCACTTCAGCCAGGATGCCCTTCGTGGCGAGCTGCCGGTTCTGACTCTTCTGCGCTATGACTGCGTCTGAATCACCCACGGCTGGGAAGTACTGCTTCCGAGCGTTTTCGAACTCCGACTCGGCAATGGCAGCGCCGGACTCACGCCGCAACACAGCGTTGATGAAGTCCCGTTGTGCCTGCTCCACCTTCTGTTGCTGAGGCGAAGATAGGTTGTTGGCAGCAGCACCAGCAGCACCACCCACCAGCGGGATACGCTCGACGACGTTCTTCATTACCGAAGGACGCACCGTGCCTTGGAGGGCCATATCACCCAGCACCTTCTCAGCCGCTTGCATGCGGGAGCCGAACAGAAGCGCTTTGGACTGCACATCGTTCAGCCCGTTGTTCTTGCCCTGCACCTGAGCACCGTTCATCGTAGCAGCAGGGCGAGCCAGACCCGTACCTTTGTCGATGAGCACGAAGCCATCAGGACCCTCCACCACTTGCGTGCGCGCTGCTGATTGTGCAATGCCGTTTGCATCCACTGCCCGTGCGTTGACAAGGTTCTGGCCACGAACCTGCGTCGCGTTGCTCTGGTCCTGGCCTGGAGTGGTCTGCATCTTGATAGGTGCAGGCCCCTGAGGATTCGTGTACGGGTTGACGTCCACGAAAGATGTGGTCTTGCCGTCGTTGACCTCTTGTCGCTTCGGTGCCAGCATCTCCATGCGCTTGCCAGCTTCCATGACCTCCATGCCTTTCTGCACGAGGTACTGACGCAGCCGTACGGGGTCACCGGGCAACTCACGTATAGCTTGCTGGCCTTGTTCTGGAGTCACGACCCCTCGGTTCACCAGACCCACCATCGTCTGGATGACTTCATCGTGTGTAGTGTTGGGGTTTGCGAGCAGGGAGCTGAGTGCAGCACCAGAAGCTTCGATCTTGCCCTTGGCAGTCTTCCACTCAAGCTCGCCTGTCTGAGCACCAACGTGCTTGACGTCTGCCGTAGCTTTATCAGCGTCAGCGAACTGCTTCTGCATGCCTGGAATCTTGGAACCCAAGCCACGCTGAGCAGCACCAGACATCACGCCCTGACGGTTGACTGTGCCGTCTGGGTTCACGTTACCCTTGTACAGATCAGCGAGCGTGTTCTCCTGGTCTTGCGTGCGCTGAGCAGCTTGGATTTGCATCTGCTGGAGCTGCTGCTGGCCTGCGAGCTGGCCGAGCGTAGCGACCTTGCTCTGAATCTCGAGAGGGTCAGCCATATGAAACTGGCGACCCGACATTGCGATAGAAGAATCGATTGGCATGTTATGTTTCCTTTCAACCGTAGACAGGCATCTCTGCTCCAGTGCTACCCCACCCACCTTGAACACCAGCACCGTAGCTGGACGCGCCACCGCCATACTGAGGCGCGTTGTTCATGTAGTACTTGCTCATGGCGAAGTTGCCAAGAGTACTCGCTGCGCCACTCATCGCGTTGCCTTGCCCGACGTACCCGCTGGCACGAGCATTGCCCGCACCGATCTGGTTATCTGCGATGCTGGACGCCACTTGCGCACCTTGTGCACCTACTTGATTCGTAGCCGTTTGGCCCACACCAGCGAGAGACGAGAGTCGGTTGAACCGAGCAGTACGGTCGGCGTTGAATCGGTTGTAGGCGTTCTGATATTCACCAGAAGCGTAGTCCTGGTTGTACCGTTCGGAGGCTTTGATAGCAGCACCGCTGAGAGCACCCCCACGAGCAGCCGCGCTCGAATCCAAACCTACGCTGCAATGCAACACTATCCAAACCTACACTGCAATCCAATTCTATCCAAACCTACACTGCAATCCAACTCTATCCAAACCTACACTGCAATCCAACTCTATCCAAACCTACACTGCAATCCAACTCTATCCAAACCTACACTGCAATCCAA